TGGGGCTTTTTTACGCCTGTAACGATAGGAGAAATCTATGGATATTGCTGGATTGATAGGCGCCTTTGCGACCATCTCTGTGCTGCTGTTTATAGCGGCCTGCTGGGATGCCATGAGCTGATTTAAAAACCCTCACTGTGGCTACAGCACAACAACCCACCGAAAGGAGATCACAACGATGCCTAAAGACCGTTCGTATGCCCATCGCATCCATCAGAGCAACATCGACCGCCAACGTAACGCGGCCTACTTCCTGAGCCGTAATGGCGTGGCTGCTCCAACCCCAGCGCCAAAGGCCGACTTCTGGCAGCGCACCAAGGCGTTCTTCAAGAACCTCTGGGCCAAGATCAAGGACATCGTGAATGACTGACATCATTGCGCTGACCTCTGAGCGAGGCCGTTCCGGCAAGGACACCCTTTGCGAGCTGCTCACCCTTGAGGGCCATAAGGTTCACCGGGTCGCCTTCGGGGATGTCCTGAAGAAACAGTGTGCCCGTGAGCTGGTCCTTGATGGCTGCGCTCGCATCGTCATGGAGAGCCACATGCACACGGACCTGAAGGACGCTCAGTTCGAGGAGCTGGCCCTAAATGAGATCCCAGAGTCCGAGTATCGGGACTGGCTGATGGACTCGGGGTTCCTCGATGTGACCATTCCTCGAAGCCCTCGCTGGCACCTTCAGCAATACGGAACAGGCTTCCGTCGCAACTACAAGCAGAACCCTGACGTGTGGCTTCTGGAGGGTCTCAAGGAGATCAAGAAGGCGCCTAAGGATTCCGTTGTAGTCGTCACTGACATGCGCCAAGCCAACGAGTATGCAGCCCTGTCGATCCGTCAAGCACACCTCGTTCGCCTTCAGCGCGACTGGGCGATCCCTGCTGTGGATGACCAGCCGTTGCACGCCACTGACATTGAACTGCGTGACCACCAGATGGACGCCATCGTGGTGAACAAGTGGGGCCACGCCTCGGAGATGATCGACCAACTCAAAGAACAAGGAGTGATTGTATGAACACCGATAAGCAGAAAATGAAGAAGTTCCTTGTCACCATTGAGTACCGCAAGGAAGTTCAAGAGGTGCCGATGTTTGGCCGGACCATTGAGGAAGCGCTTGAAGCGGCTGACCTTGAGTACGGTGAAGACAACGTTCGGCGCATTCGCCCTGAGGTCACTCAATGAACCTGGCCCAAGGCAACACCCGTTCGATGCCTGATGGCTTCCTTCACATCCAGAACTTCACGGTGACCAAGCACGCTGGCATGGCTGGTGTCGTTTACATCCACATTCTGGACGCCCACCAACGGATGCTTGTTGAGGGTCTGCTCATTGAGCGGGCCATTGCGTTCTCCAATCTGGATGGCGTTGAGAACCATCACTTCAAGCATGGCTGCTGGCGGTTCCGTAAGGGCTTCCTGAAGGACAACTTCCGTGAGGTCGTCCACGCGATGACCAAGGCCACTTGGATTCCCGTGATCGAGAACTTCAAGGGCAAGCTTTTCACTGAGCGTGACTCGCTGACCTACTGATTTAAAAACCCTCACTGTGGCTACACACAACCTTCCCACTTGTACAGGAGACATACCCGTGGCTAAAAGCACCAAGCAATTCTTCTTCACCCCTAAGGGCACCGCTGAGCCGTACTGCTCGATCCAGAAGCCGGACTATGGCAACCCTGAGAAAGGCTTCGGCAACCCTCGTGGTGTCTATAAGGTCAACCTGACCGTGAGCCGTACCGATGCCCAACCAATCATCGACCGCATCGTCAAGCTGCAAGATGCCAACTGGGCTCAGATCCAAGAGGACTGGGCGAACGGTGGCGAAGCCAAGGCTCGTGCCTCGCTGGGTCGCGGTAAGAAACTGCTGGAACCCTATGAGGGTGAGCTGCCTTACTTCGAGAACGATGACGGCACTGTGACCTTCAAGTTCTCCAGCTACGCCAGCTATCAGGACAAGGAAACCAAAGAATCCAAGCCACTGACCCTCAAAGTCGTGGACGCCAAGGGCAAGCGTATTGACGCTGTTCCGGCCATCTCTGGTGGTTCCGAGCTGAAGGTTCGCTTCTCCATGTTCGCTTACTCGTTCGGTGCCGTTGTTGGTGCGAGCGTCAAGCTGCAACTGGACTCCGTGATGCTGATCAAACTGGTCGAATATGCCGCTGGCAATGATGACTGGGCTGATGAGACCGAGGAGGGCTACGTGGCCCCTGAGCGCGAAGAGTCGTGGGATGACCATGACAGCGACCAAGGCCATGCAGGTGAAGACATTCCTGACGCTGCCTCGGACTTCTGATGGGTTACGCTGGTCCGAAGGGTGCTCGTACAGGTGCCTTTCGATCCGGCCTCGAAGACCGCAACGCTGCCCATATGGACAAACTCGGAGTCCCTTTCGACTTCGAGATGTACCACATCAAGTACGTCGTTCCGGCCCGTGAGGCCAAGTACACACCTGACTTCGTTCTGCGCAACGGGGTCATTGTCGAGACCAAGGGCATCTGGGAAGTTGACGACCGCAAGAAGCACTTGCTGATCCGTGAGCAATACCCAGAGCTGGACATCCGTCTGGTCTTCTCGAACTCCAAAAGCAAGATCTATAAGGGCTCCCCAACGAGCTACGCCGACTTCTGCCAGAAGCACGGGATCATGTTTGCGGACAAACTCATTCCTAAGGCATGGCTACAGGAGAAACGCAAGGAGATCCCTGAGGGAATTCTCCATCCGAAAGGAGGTAAATAATGCCTAAGGTTGCATTCAAACCGAGACCAGTTACTGACTACATCGTGGTCCACTGTGCTGCCACCAAGGCAACCATGGATGTCGGTGTCCGAGAGATCCGCCAATGGCACGTTCAAGAGCGTGGATGGCTGGACATCGGGTATCACTTTGTGATTCGCCGCAATGGCACCGTAGAAGATGGTCGCCCACATAACGTCATTGGTGCTCACGTCGAGGGCTACAACTCTCGCTCGTTGGGTATCTGCCTCGTTGGTGGGATCAACTCTAAGGGCGCCCCTGAGTCCAACTTCACAGGGGCTCAGATGAACGCCCTTGAGCTACTGCTGATTGCCACTCAGCGCCAATACCCTGAAGCCAAGGTTGTGGGTCACCGAGACCTCAATGCTGGTAAAGCATGTCCGTCCTTTGACGTGGCTGAGTGGCTCAATTCCGGCAAGTGGTGATTTAAAAACCCTCACTGTGGCTGCATAGGACTCTTGTTCTATGTGGCCCCTTTGCGTTGACAAAAGGAGGTCAATATGAACCGCACTTTATTACAAGGTGGGTTCGATCTTTGTGAGCATCTCATTGACCATGGCATCGGCGCGATCATCGCTGGTGGTTGTGCTCGTGACTTGTTCTTTGGGGTCGATCCAAAAGACATTGACATCATCTGCGCGGGCACTGACCCGGAGACTGTTTCCAGAGCGCTCGATGAAGGTGGCTTTTCCTACCACAAGTTTCCCAAGTATCACACTGGCTCCGACTCCGACCGCCTTCAAGGGGTCTGGAAGATCGAAGGCTCAGAGATTGACGTGATCCTCTATGAGGTAGAGTGCGTCTCCGAGGCCATCCAGAAGTTTGACTACAACCTCAATCAGTTCCTCATCAGTGGCATCCAGCGTGGCATCGAAGGGGCGACCATTCGCTTCATGGGTGACAAGCACTGGACCAACTTAGTGCAACTGCGAGAGGACGCTCGTGGCTCCCGTCAGGAAAAGATGGAAGCCAAGTGGCTCGAACTGATTCACAAAGCTCCGATGCGTCAAGGGCGCTATGTGGATGAGGTTGAGGTGCGTGATGTCGTCGCATGATGAGAGTGAGGAGAGTGTTTTTGTCGCACATATTCCTTGCGATGAGTGTGGATCATCAGATGCCAACTCTTTGTTCTCCGATGGGCACCAATACTGCTTCGCCTGCCCCCCTGAGACGGCCTACAAGAGGCCCGATGGGAAGGACCGTGGTGAGTACACACCGAAGGTCAAAGGTGAAGGCACGCTCTCTATGTCGGACTGTGGGGGCTACTTTACTGCTCTGCCTAAGAGGTTCTTACAGGAGCCGATCTGTCGCCTCTATGGCTACTGGATTGGCAAAGCGTTCTCGCCCCATGCGGGCAAGGAAGTGCCTGTTCAAGTGGCGAACTACTACGACCCTCAAGGCAACCTGACTTCTCAGAAGTGCCGCGATGCGTCCAAGGAGTTCTTTACCAAGGGCAAGCACAATAAGGACGCTTTGTTTGGTCGTCACCTGTGGAATGGTGGTCGCAAGATCGTCGTCACCGAGGGTGAGATTGACTGCCTGACAGTGGCCCAGTTGCAAGGTGGCAAATATCCAGTCGTGTCCATTGGGCATGGCTCGAAAGCTGCCAAGGCTACCTGTGCCGCCAACTACGAATACTTCGACCAGTTCGAAGAGATCATCCTCATGTTTGACATGGATGAGCCGGGTCGGCTTGCCTCTCAGGAGGCCGCTGAGGTGCTCCCACCGGGCAAGGTAAAGATCGCCGTTCTGCCCTTCAAGGACCCTAACGAGTGCGTAGCTCAGGGCCAGGGTAAAGCTGTGATGGATGCCATGTGGAATGCCTCGCCGTTCGTACCTGATGGCGTGGTCTCTGCGAAGTCCCTAAAGGCCCGCATCAAGGAGAAGAAGCTGGTCCCATCGTTCCCTTTGGTGGCCCCTCACGAGCTGCGCAAGATGACCAAAGACATCCGAGAGGGTGAGGTCATTCTTGTCACCTCTGGGTCCGGCTCAGGTAAGTCCACGTTCGTCCGTCAGAACACCTACAACCTCTTCCACAACAATGGCATTCCGGTAGGCGTGGCGATGCTTGAAGAGGCCGTTGAGGAAACCGTTCAGGACATCGTTGGGCTTCACATGGGTAGTCGAGTTCGTCAGAACCCTGATGAGACCACCGAAGAGATGTTTGACCGGGCTTTCGATGAGATCTTTGAGAGCGACAAGCTGCACCTCTATGACGCCTTTGCGGAATCCGCTGAGGATCGTTTGCTCGCCAAGCTGGCCTACATGGTTCAAGTGGAAGGCTGCAAGGTGATCGTTCTGGATCACATCTCAATCGTGGTCTCTGCGATGGATGGTGAGAACGATGAACGCAAGATGATCGACCGTCTGATGACCAAGCTTAAGAGCTTCGCGAAGACCAAGAACGTCGCTGTGTTTGTGATCTGCCACCTGAAGAACCCTGACAAAGGCAAGCCTCACGAAGAGGGTCGCCCTGTCTCTGCCACTGACCTGCGTGGGTCCGGTGGTCTGCGCCAACTGAGTGACACCATCATTGCTGTAGAGCGTAACCAACAAGGCGCCAACCCTAACCTGATCCTGTTCCGCATCCTCAAGTGCCGGTTCACAGGAGAGACAGGTATCGCTGGCTACATGGAGTACGACAAGCAAACGGGTCGCCTCGTTGCCAAGCCTGAGGGCTGGCGTCCAGATGACTCTTCCGAAGCTGATGCGGCATGGGCTGATCAGCAAGAACCTGACTTTTAAGGAGATCCAACTCATGAAGAACTTCGACCTCGTAACTTTCCTGATCCAACTGGCTGGCCGTATTCAACGCAAGCGTCACGAGAAGCTGGTCCAGCGTGAAGCTGACTTGCTGGCTGCCATTGAGGCAACTCGGAACGCCTATGCGGCAACCGTTGAGGCTCGCTGCAATGCCAACTTCCGCTGCCAAGACATCAACCGCGTGAGCTGAGTCTTTGAGCTGATCCAAGAGCCTTCCTTCGGGAGGGCTTTTTAGTGAGTTCAAACAAATCAACAAGGGGGAA